GTACATCAACGAAAACCATCGGCATTTTACGGCGGAGGCGAACGTCGGCGGCGTGGTCATCCGCGAGAGCTTCAAATTTTAAGGAGGGTACAGACATGTTGAACTATAAGACCAAGGACGGCAAGGTGACGGAACTCGAGGCGCAGGGGTCGCTCATGGAGCTTTTGAGAGACACAACTTTTCTGGCACATGCCATTTACGGCATGCTTGCGAGGAGCAACGAAGGACTGGCGAAAGCATTTCAAGCTCATTTTGCACCGCTGGCGGCCGACCCCGAATCGCCGATGTGGGAGAACAGCAATCCAAATTGCATCAGCATCGTGCAGCGCGTCAAGCCGAAAGAGGGCAAGAGCGATGACAAGTGACGAGGTTTTGACGGCGCTGCGATGCTGCGCAAGCGACAACTGCAACGGATGCCCGAGTCACAACAGAGGCCTGACCGGCACGAGCTGCATCGGCAGAACGATGCGGGAAGCGGCTGATTTGATCGAATTCCAGCAGCAGGGCCTTGAGGCGCTGACGAAGATGGACGAGGGGCTGAAAAAGCGGGGAGGCACGCTGAAAGAGTTCCTGCGACGCGGCGATGAAGTCGTGCAGGGGCACAGAGATCCGACGGGGCCAAGGGGGCCGATAGGCCTGCCGTGCCCGGTGTGCGGGTCAAAGAACGTCTTTTGGAACGCGGAGAAGGATATTAACACCTGCGCAGACTGCGGATGGCAGGATGAGGAGGGCTGACGGATGATGGACTACCCCTATTTTTCACTGCGCGATCTGCGCAAGATGGAACGCCTGTTGGCGGTGTCGGACGCGACGTTCGGAAGATATTGCAAACGAACACAGAAGAAGCGGCGCAAGGATGCGCGGCGGAACAGGAGGAAATGATGGTTTCGGACGAGGCATTGAAAAAGCTGCAAGAGCAGATCGCGGCGTGGCCGATGGAACGGCGATTCGTGGTGCAGCAGCTCATCGAGGACTACCGGAGAAATCGAGAGGACCTGCGCGCCTACAAGGCCACGGGGCTGACGCCGGAAAGCGTGGAGACGCTCAAGCTGTCCATGATGGGAAAGGCAGTCGCGGAGATTAAGGAGTTTAACGGCCTTCCGGTCGACCGACTGCGAGAGCTTGCCGAGGCCGACAAGGACGGTCGGCTGGTGGTGCTGCCGTGCAAGGTGGGCGAAAAACTATGGGTAACCGGACGAGACAATGTGCCACGAGAAATGGAGCTTGAAGCCCCGGACATCAGAGCCGTTTGCACGGATGAGGATAATCTGTGTATGTCAACGTGCAATCGCAAGCCGGACGGGTTCTGCGCGTATCGTCTGCGTAATGATGGCGCAGACGTTGGCAAGACCGTATTCCTCACCCGCGAGGAGGCGAAGAAAGCATTGGAGGGCATGACATGTTAGACACTTTGAATTTGCGCGGCGGGAGCACGAGCCAGTCGGTGCACGTGAACGCCGTGACCGGCGCGATCTTGAAAAACCATCCGAAAAGCTGGTTTACGCGGTTCAACCTGACAAGCGAATACGCGAAAACGCTCTTCGCCGAGGGCGGGCACAAGGCGATGAAAAAGGTGAGCATCAGGAGCGATCCGACCGATTGGAGGGGCTATACCCGCAACGAACGCGACCCCGACAAGGATATCACGATCCTGCAAATGGTTATTTGCGGCGACATGGAGGTCATCGCGGAGCTCGTCTACACCAAGGACTATGAGGGACGAGAGGGGCCAAGGGAGGGCTGACGGATGGTGCGGGTATTTTGTGACCGGTGCGGGCGGGTCATCACGGGGATGAGCGCGCACGAGCGTGTGAGCGTGACGGCGAGTGGCGCGGGCGGCGGGGAGATCGCGAAGCTCGACTTCTGCACATACTGCGCGGACTGGGCCATTAACACGCTGATGCGGCAGACGATGCTCGGCGCGGGCGAGAAAAAGGGCGCGAGGGCGGACAAGCCCGCGCCCATCGCGCCGCCGAAGAGCGAAAAGGACAGCCTTGCGTGGACGGCGGGACAGGACAAGCGGCCGGCCGCGGAAGCGCCGCCGCCCGAACCGCTCCCGACGCTGAGCGTCAAGGGCTACGGCGCGGCGGAGAAGCGGAAAATCTTCGACGCGCTGGTGCGCTACAAGGTGCGCACGGGCCCGGGCTGGACGGAGCGCGTGAGCACGGCCTGCGGCGGGGACGTGAGCCGCGAGACGCTGCGCGCGATCGTCATGGACGGGCTGATGGTCGACATCCACGTGTGGCGCGTCATTGAGCGGGGGCTCGGCGACCTGGGCGCAATGGAGAAAAAGGCATGAAGGTGACGTTTATTTTGCAGGCCGACGTGCCGGAGAGCGCCGTTCAGGGCATCAAGGAGCGCGCGGCGATGGACCTTGAGTGCTACGGCGACGTGAAGGTCGTGAAGATCCTCGCCGAGAAGCCGCGCGAGCACGAGCAGCTACATCTTTAATCACGCCTGCGGGCGAAAAAGAAAGGAAACAGAACCATGAAACAGTACATCGGAACGAAACTTATCGAGGCGGAAAAGGCGTATCGCGTGGACGGCAAGGTCGTTACGCTCGCGGAGAACAGAGTACCGTGCGGCAACGAGGTTGAGCGCGGCTACAAGGTTCGCTATGCGGACGGGTACGAGAGCTTCAGCCCGGCGGAGGTCTTCGAGCGCGCGTATCTGCCGCTCGAGGTAAACGGCATGCTCAAGACCGCGGCACCGAGCATCAGCGCGGAGATGGTCGAGCGATTTATCGACCACCACGAAACCGTGACGATGGGCGGCAAGACGACCGTTGTGCGCGCAGTGCTGAAAAACGGCTTCGAGATCGTGGAGAGCTCGAGCTGCGTGAGCGCGGAGAACTACGACGAGAAGCTGGGGGCGGAAATCTGCATGGAACGGATCAGAAATAAGATTTGGGAGCTGCTGGGCTTCCTTCTGCAAACGGCGGTGGGCGGCGTGAACGGCGAGGCAGCGGCGGAGAATTGCTGCTGCGATAAAGACTGCGAGCGTTCCTGCTGTGACGAGGCGTATCGCCCGACCGACGGCCTGAGCTTCGGTCTCGCCATCGAGGCGGCGAAGAAGGGTATGAAGATCGCCCGCGTGGGCTGGAACGGCAAGAACCAGTACGTCGAGCTTGCGGAGCGCATCAGCTACGAGAATGCCGCGCACGAGGTCATCAACGCGCAGCACGAGGCCATCGGCAACAAGGCGCTCGCCTTTGTCGGCACGAGCGGCGTGCAACTCGGCTGGCTCGCCTCTCAGGCGGACATGCTGGCCGACGACTGGCGGATCGTGGAGGGCTGAGCGATGCAGAAGATCAACATTAAAAAAGTCACGAAGGAGCAGATGCTCAAAATGCTCGAGGAAGCGCAGACCATGCAGGAGGCGGCGGAGACGGAAGCCAACGTGCTGCGCGCGAAGCTCACGGAAACGGAGAAGACGCTGGACGCGGTGAGCACACAGTACAAAAGCGCGGACCACGAAACGGAAAACCTGCGCGGAGAGATCGGCGCGCTGACGGAAAAGCTCGAGGAGAATGAAAAGGCGCTGGAAGAGGTCACCGCGAAGTATAAGAGCGCGGACCATTCGGCGGCGATGCTGCGGTCGCGTATCGATGAGGCAGAGAAGATGCGCGACCAGGCACTCGAGGCGCACGGCGAGGACATGAAGGCGCTCGAGAAGGCAAAGGACGAAAGCCGCGAGCTGGCAAAGCAGCTTGGCGAGCGCGAGATCGAGCTTGCGAAAGTAAAACAGGAATGCGAGAGTGAGCTTGCAAAGCAGCGCGCGGAGGCAGAAAAGGCCTTGATGAAGATGAACGCGATCATCAACGGCCTGCTCAAGCGGTTTGAAGCACAGAGAGACATCTCGGAGGACTACCACAAGAGCCTCAAGTGGTGCATGGCGCATCCGTGGCGCAACGTGTGGCGCTGCATGAAAGAGTATTTCCGCTTCTGACGGGCAAAGAGCGGGAGAGGAGGGGAGAGAGCAATGTTCCGATACAAAAAGAGCGTGCCGGTGAGCTATGAGAGGCAGGGGTACATCTATTTTTCATCGCTGCTGTATCGAGAAATGCCGGAGAAGGCGCAGCGGAAGATCCTCAACCTGTGTATGGAGTGCGGCGGCGGGGACTACTACCGGGCACTTTTCGAGTTCGTGACGACGGATGCGAACGCGACGTACATCTGCATGAAGCACAGCCTCTCCCGCTCGACGCTCGAGCGGATCGTGCGGAAGTATTACGAAGGTTTCCCGCGGAGACTGTGACAGGGCTTCGGCCCTGTGTGCGCTGCCGCCGAAAGGGCGCGACGGCGCACAGAAGGCCGAACACACATTAAATAGATAACGATAACGCGCGCGTGCGCGTTATCGGGGTTCCTTGAGCGCTGAGTTTAGAACCATCTTCCCCAAATGGCGAAAATGGCGATGGAGGGCGAAAGCATGACAGAGGGCTACTGGGTCATCCGAACGTACACGGCGGGCGCCGTGGGCGAAAAAATCAAATACTGGGTGCCGGGCGAGAAGCCGACACGATCGCAGCGAAAGCTCAAAAGCGACATCAAGCAGCAGCAGCGGAATGAAGCGAACGCGGAAAAGCATCTGGCGCGGCTGCTGAACGAAAATTTCAGCTGCGCAGATCACCTGATGCGCCTGAGCTATGCGGATGAAGCCTTTGCAAAGCTCGGCGGCGGGACGGAAGATCCCGAAACGATCTGGAAGAATGCGAACCGGCAGCTCAAGCTATGGCTGAGAAGAACGAGGCGCGCCTGCAAAGCGGCAGGGGTGCCGCTTTGCTATGTGCCGGTGACAGCAGATTTGGACGGCAAGACGGGCGAATATGTGCGCGTGCATCATCACGTGGTCGTCAACGCGGAGGCGATGGAGATCGCGCGCAGCAAGTGGACGGCGGGCGGGACGCACTGCGAGCACCTGTATGACGAGGTGGATTATCTCGGCCTTGCGCACTACCTGCTGGTGCAGGTGCGCTACGTGCCGGACGAGAAAAAATACTGCCCGAGCCGTAACCTGACGCTGCCGCAGCCGAAAGATCGCGCGGCGCTGTCGGGCGCTGAATTGAGCGTGCCGCGCGGCGGGCAGCTGCTATTCCGTGCCGGATGGGCGCCAGGCATGCCGCAGTACATACGCTACATTCTGCCAGAGGTGGGCAAGATCAGAAAAGAACGCTCATCGAGAGCGAAACGGGAATAACAAAACAGAAAACGCAACACGACGACGCGCGCGGGGGAGCCTGGGCGCGCTGCGTGCATGCTCTCGCGCGTGCGCGTGCGAGGAAAAGCCGCAAGCCCTGATTTGACAAGGGTTTGCGGCTTTTTTTCGCCCTCAAAAAGTTGACGGTTCGTGACCTGTTGCATTTGCTACACTTTTTGAAAACAAGGCAAGCGCGCCGAGGGGAGGGGTGCGGATGGCGCGGCAGAAGAAATACACGGCGGCAACGCTGGGCAAGGCCTGCGAGCGCTATTTCGCAGCGATCACGCGGCGCGTGAAGGTCACGGAAATGGTGGACAGCGGCAAGCGCGACGACAAGGGCCATGTGATCCTCATCCCCGTGCCGGTGAAAAACACGCTGGGCGAAGAGGTCGAGGTGACGGAGTACATCATCCCGCCGAGCATGCACGAGCTGTGTGCCTTTCTTCGCATCGACCGGGCGACGTGGAGCCGGTACATGGGCGAGAGCGAGGAATTCGCGGCCGTCGGCGAGCGGGTGCGCGAGCGCATGAAGGCCTGGAACGAGCACGAGATGCTGACGCGGCCGGGCAAGGACCTGAAAGGAATCCTCTTCAACCTGACGAACAACTACGGCTACAGCGAGAAGAAAGAGGTCGAGCTCGGCGAGCGGGCGACAAAGACCGTGACGGCGGCGAGCATCCCGCTCGAGGAGCGGCAAGCGATGCTGTGCGAGCTGATGCAGGAGTTTGAGCACGATGGCGGCGACGAAGACGCGGACCTATGAGCGAGAGCTTGAGGTGGCGCTGTGGTGGCGGGACTTCCGCGCGACGAACAACGCGCACTTCCTGCCGCTGCTGTTCGACCGGCACCGCTATCTCGTGCTCAAGGGCGGCGGCGGATCGGGCAAGTCGATCTTCACCGGGCGCAAGATCTTAGAGCGCGTGACGAGCGAGCCGGGGCACCGCTGGCTCGTATGCCGAAAGGTGGCGAAGACGCTGCGCGAGAGCTGCTTTGAGCAGCTATGCGGGCAGATCTCGGACTACTACCCGGAGAGCGGCGCGAAGGTCAACAAGAGCGACATGAGCATCACGTTCGCAAACGGGAGCAAGATCCTCTTCGCCGGACTCGACGACCCGGAAAAGCTCAAGTCCATTTACGACATCACGGGAATCTGGATCGAAGAAGCAAGCGAGCTGGAGAAGAAGGACTTCGATCAGCTGGACATTCGACTGAGAACGAACTTCCCCTACTACCTGCAAATGATCCTGACGTTCAACCCGATCAGCATCACACATTGGCTGAAAAAGCGGTTTTTCGACCGCAAGGACCCGCGCGCGACAGTGCACGAGAGCACATATCTCGACAACCGCTTTCTGACGGCGGAGGCGATCACGACGCTCGAGGCCTTCAAAGAGACGGACGAGTACTACTACCAGGTCTATTGTCTCGGCCAGTGGGGCGTGACGGGCAAGACGGTGTTCGACGCGAAGAAGGTGAGCGAGCGGCTGCTCGCGGTCGAGCGGGCGAAGAAGCCGAGGCGCGGGTATTTCGAGAACGTCGTCAAGGAGGACGGCGTACACCTCGAGAGCTGGGCGTGGGTGGACGATCCGGACGGCGCGGTGACGATCTACGAGGACGTGGTTCCCGGAAGGCCCTATGTCATCGGCGGCGACACGGCGGGCGACGGCAGCGATTATTTCGTCGGGCAGGTGCTCGACAACATCACGGGCAAGCAGGTCTGCACGCTGCGCCATCAGTACGACGAGGACACGTATGCGCGGCAGATGTACTGCCTCGGCAAGTACTACAACGACGCGCTGCTCGCCATCGAGACGAACTTCTCGACGTACCCGACGAAGCTGCTTGACCTGATGGGCTACCGCAATTTGTACGTGCGCGAGGTGGAGGACGACTTCACAGGCAAGATCAAGCACGCCTTCGGCTTCCAGACGAACCGGCTGACGCGGCCGGTGATCCTGTCTGAGCTCATCCGCATTCTGCGCGAGAGCATGAGCACGGTGAACGACCGCGACACGCTGCTCGAGATGCTGACATTCGTGCGGCGGGAGAAAGACTTGCAGGGCGAGGCCGAGCCGGGCGCGCACGACGACTGCGTGATGGCGCTTGCAATCGCGCACTATGCGCGGCCCCAGCAGACGATGGAAATTAAGACCGCCGGCAGCATGAAGAAAACGCGCTGGACGGCGGACATGTGGGAGGACTACAACAGCGCGAGCGAGACCGAGCGGGCAGAAATGCTGGCGCTCTGGGGCGAGCCGCGATGAGAGGGAGAAAAGACATGGAAGAAAAAGCAAAGACAAGCACGATCAGCGAGGAGCTGCGCGAGTGGCAGGCGCGCCTCAATGAGAGCGACGCCAAGTGGTCGAAAGAAGTCGAAAAAATGAACGAGCGCGAGGCGGTCTACAACGGGGACCGCACGATGCAGCCGCTCGTCCCCGGCGACACGCACCGCGACGGCACGCTGAAAAAGACAAGCCACGTGCGCAACATCACGTTTGAGAACATCGAAAGCCAGGTATCGAGCAGCATTCCACAGCCGAAGGTGACGCCGCGGCGCAAGAAGGACGAGCACCTGGCCGACGTGATCGAGCACTTTCTGCGCAACGAGCTCGACCGGCTCCCGTTTGAGGCGCTGAACGATCTGGCCGAGCGCACGGTGCCCATTCAGGGCGGCGTGGGCTTTTTGGTCGAGTGGGACAACACGAAGCGCACGAGCACGACCGTCGGCGAGGTGAACGTGACGCTCATCCACCCGCAGCAGTTCGCGCCGCAGCCGAACGTCTACACGGGCATTGCCGACATGGATTATTTCATCGTCAAGGTGCCGACGACGAAGGGCTACGTCGAGCGCCGCTACGGCGTGCTGCTTGAAAACGAGGGTGAGAGCGAGCCGGATGTCCGCGGCGGCGACGGCTCCACGAGCAACCGAAACCTGACGCTTTACATCGGCTACAAGCTCAACGAGCGCGGCGGCATCGACCGCTACACGTGGGTGAACGACACGGAGCTTGAAAACCTCAAGGACTATCAGGCACGCAGGCAGCCGGTGTGCAAGAGCTGCGGCAAGGTAAAGCCGCTGCCGGGGCAGGAGGTAAACGGCACGGCCTACTCAGGCGGTGCATGCCCGTGGTGCGGCGGCAAGGACTGGGAGAGCAAGACGCAGGACTTCGAAGAGCTCTATGCACCGGTACAGCGCAGCGACGGCACGTTTGTCGGCGGGATGCAGGAGACGCTCGACGAAAACGGCCTGCCGGTACAGGCACCGGTGCGCATCCCGTATTACCGGCCGGACCGCTACCCGATCATCTTGCAGCGCAGCGTGAGCGTGTTCGGTCAGCTGCTCGGAAACAGCGACGTTGACATGATCCGCGACCAGCAGAACACGAGCAACCGCATCGAGCAGAAGATCATCGACCGACTGATGAAGGCAGGCACGCGCATCACGCTCCCCGACCGGGTGGACCTGCGCACCGATCCCGAGGACGGCGAGCGGTGGTACATCGGAAAGCCGAGCGACAAAAGCCTCATCGACGTCTACGATTTTTCGGGCAATTTGCAGTACGAGCTCACGTATCTGGCGCAGGTGTACGAAGAGGCGCGGCAGATCATCGGCATCACGGACAGCTTTCAGGGCAGGCAGGACACGACAGCAACGAGCGGCAAGGCAAAGGAATTCTCCGCCGCGCAGGCGGCGGGACGACTCGAGAGCAAGCGCGTGATGAAAAACGCGGCCTACGCCGAGCTCTTTGAAACGATGTTCAAATTCTGGCTGGCGTACTCGGACGAGCCGCGGCCGGTGACGTATAAGGACAGCACGGGCGAGACGATGTACGAGGAGTTCAACCGCTATGACTTCCTCGAGGAAGGCGAAGACGGCGAGCTGCACTGGAACGATCAGTTTCTTTTCTCGTGCGACACGAGCGCGCCGCTGGCGAGCAACCGCGAGGCGATGTGGCAGGAGACGCGGCAGAACCTTGAGGGCGGGGCCTTCGGGGACCCGACGGACCTTGAAACGCTCATTTTGTTCTGGGCGAAGATGGAGGAGCTGCACTACCCCGGCGCGGCGCAGACGAAAAAGCACCTCGAAGAGAAGGCGCAGCGGCAGGAAGAAATGGCCGCGCAGCAGGCGGCGCAGCAGGCGGCGGCGCAGCAGGCGGCCATGCAGGGCGACATGCCGGGCGGCGCTGGCGTGCCGGATGAGCTGGCCGCGGCGATCGACGCGCAGGCACAGCAGGATGCCATGAACGCCGCGAGCGGCGGGCAAGCGGAAGAACTTTACATGCAGCAGTAAGAAAGGCTAAAGGCGCGAAAGAAGGCGCGCAGAGCATACAGTCTCCCCGCAAGGGGGACGCCGCATCCGTAAGGCAGCAGAGCTGCCAACGGCTGCGCAGCGCAGGGCAACAGCGGGAAAATGCCGAATCCGAAGGAAAGGAGGACGCGGGCATGAGCGATAAGAGCGGTTACGTCGGCAGAATCAAGAACGGCGGCACGCAGGTCGTGAAAGCGCCGAACCAGCAGACCGACGCGAAGAAGGGCGTTATTCATACCGGCTCCGATTTGAGAACCGGCAAGAAGTAAGGCAAGCGGAAGCGCTTTACATGATTACCCCCGCAAGGGGACGCCGCACGCGCAAGGCGGCGGCTATTCGCAGGGCGATAGCAGGAACATGCCAGAGAGGAAGAGAACATGGAATTCACGGAAAAAGACGTCTTTGAAGCGATGGGCCTGACGGTGCCGCCTGACGAGGCAGGCACGCAGCAGGAGCCCACAGGCGCAAACGAGCCGGGCGCCGCTGCCCCGGCCGCAGAAGAGACCAACGGCACGCCGGAGGGCGGCGATACCGGCACGGCGGGCGGCGAGGGCGCAGAGGGCACCGTAACCGCTCCCGAGGGCCAGGACGGCGCGGAAGGCGCAGAAGACAACAACGATGCGGAGGGCGCGAAGAAGGAGCAGACCCCCGACGAGCGCAGAGCTCATGCGGCGGCGCGGCGCAGAGCCGAGCAGCAGGCCGCAGTGGACGCGGCGCTCAAGGCGCAGAGCGAGAAGATGGCCGCAGAGTGGAAGGCTTTTTTCGAAAGTGCGGGGCTCAAGAACACGATCACGGGCGAGCCCATCGCGACGAAGGAGCAGTTTGACGAGTGGTCAAAGTCCTTCAAGCAGCAGAAGCTCGAAAGCGACCTCAAGGCCGGGAAGCTGACGCAGGAATCGCTCAATGAGGCGATCAGCGAGAATCCCGTCGTCAAGCAGGCGGCGGAGATCGTGGCGGCGCATGAGCGCGAGCAGGCCGCGGCGGAGCAGGAGAAAATGCAGCGCGCCATCGACGAGCAGATCAAGAAGATCCACGCGCTCGAGCCCGACGTGAACGGCGTGGAGGACCTTTTGAAGCTGCCGGAGAGCGAGGAATTCTACGCGCGCGTGAAGAGCGGCATGTCGTTTTACGACGCCTACCTCATTTCGACGCACGAGCGGCGCGAGAAGGCGCTGGCCGAGGCGGCGAGAGCGCAGGCCTTGACGGGTCAGAGAGGCAAGGACCACCTGACCGGCGCGGCGGCATCCCGCGGCGCGGGCGGCAAGGTCGTGACGAGCGAGGAGCTGGCGAGCTTTCGCATCTTCAATCCCACGGCGACGGACGAGGAGATCCGCGCGTGGATCGAGAAGAACAGAAATTAACAAGACAAGGAGGAACGCAATGTTTATTCCCATCAAATCGACGGACGGGGCAATGACCCCGTTTGAGTACATCGAAGCGGCGGCGGGCACGTATCAGGTCGGCCAGCTGCTCAACGTGACGGACGGCAAGCTGGCGGCGATCGCTGCCGATCAGGCGACCACGCCGCCCTATGTGTGCATGCAGAGCGGCACGGTGGCCGCGGGCGAGCTGCTGGCGGTGACGCGCGTGCAGGGCAAGTACACCTTTGAAACCGAGCTCGCGGCAGCCGCAGCGGCCGTGAAGGTCGGCACCAAGATCCAGGTGGCGAGCGGCGGTCTCAAGGCAAAGTACGTCACGGGCGCGTCGGACGCAGCGGTGCCCGGCACGTTCGAGGTCGTGAGCCTTGAGGGCACGGCAGCGGGCAGCATGATCCGCGGCCGCTTTGTCTAAGGAAAACGGAAGAGAGGAGAGAAAGTAAGCAATGAAAATCATTTTTTCGGAATCGAGCAACCTGAACAACAGCGTTTACGGCAACTGCCAGGCGCCGATCAAGATGTTCCTTGAAAAGCGCGGCGAGGAATTTGAGCAGAACAGCGTGCTGAAGAACCTGTTTCTGACGGGTTCTTCCAAGAACTACGGCGACGTGATGACCACGCTGACGGCCATGAGCGGTTTTGAGCCCGTGGGCGAGAACGGCGCTTATCCGCTGGACGGCATGCAGGAGGGCTACCAGAAGTTCCTCAAGTACCAGACGTGGAAGGATTCTTTCAGCGTGTCCAAGGAGATGATCGAGGACGGCAAGCTGCTCGACATGCGCAAGCAGCCTGCGGCCTTTATGACCTCTTACAAGCGCACGCGCGAGCTCTTCGGCGCGGCGCTGTACGGCGCGGCCATGATGGGCAACGGCAGCGTGACCTTCAAGGGCGTCAAGTTCGACCTGACGGGCGCGGACGGCAGCAACCTGTTCGCCAAGGAGCACGTGCCCAAGGTGAGCGGCGACAAGCAGTGCAACTGCTTCAAGGATGCGTTCAGCGTGGACACGCTGGGCAAGCTCGAGACCAAGATGCACCTATTCCGCGGCGACAACGACGAAATCCTTGACGTGGCCCCTGACACGATCCTAATCCCCGAGAACGCCGACCTCAAAAAGGCGGTATTCGCGGCCATCGGCGCGGACAAGGACCCTGTGAGCGCGAACAACGCCTTCAACTATCAGTACGGCCGCTGGAACGTCATCGTGTGGCCGTACCTGAACCACTACATCACAAACGGTGTTTCCCCGTGGGTGCTGCTGGACAGCAAGTACAACGAGACCTACGGCGGCGCGGTGTGGAACGACCGCGTTCAGCTCGAGGTGCGCTCCACCGTCGACGAGAACACCGACGCGAACGTCTGGCGCGGCCGCAGCCGCTTCAACGCGTGCTTCAACGACTGGCGCTTTGCCGCCATCGGCGGTATCGCGGCGGGCAACTCGCTCTAAGCTAAATAGCCAAGGCGGGCGTGGGACAAGACCCGCGCCCGCCTTTATCCATCATTGAGAGAGGAGAGAAGAACATGACGCCGAGAAAAGCGATGCAGCACGCCGACACGGCGAAGCCGAACGCCTTTCCCGAAGAGGAAAAATTCGAATGGCTCAAGGCGCTTGAGGGCAGGATCGCGGCAGACGTGCTGCTGGCGACGCCGGAAGAGCTCGAGCAGATCATGGCGACCGGCTATCCGGACGGCATGGACGAAGAGCTGCTGGTGAAGGCCCCGCACGATGAGCTGTACGTGCTGTACCTCAAGGCGAAGATCGATGCGGAGAACGGCGAGTACAGCCGCTATGCCGATTCGAGCCAGCTCTATAACGAGGCCTACGGCAACTTTGCCCGCTATTGGGGCAGGACGCATGAACCGGCGCAGGGCTACGAGAGGGGGTACGAGATCGTATGAGAGAGATCGAAGTGCGCGAGCTGCCGTATCTGCCGCTGGGCCATCAGGGCGAGAACGAGGCGCAGAGGATCGTCTGGCGCGGCCTTGCGGACAGTTGGGCGCGGCTGTACGGCGAGGGCGTCTTCGCGCTGACGGTGCTGCGTGAGGGCGACAGCGCGCCGTATCCCGCGAGCCTTAAGAGCGAGAACGGTGACGTGATCTGGACGCTGAGCAACGCCGACACCGCCAAGGCGGGCGAGGGCATGGCCGAGCTCACCTACACCGTGGGCGGCGTGATCGCCAAGAGCCGGACGTGGCGCACGGTGGTCGAGCCGTCGCTGAGCGCAAACGGCACGACCGAGCCGCCCGCAGCCTATCAAAGCTGGGTAGATGAGGTTTTGCAGGCGGCGGCGGATGCGGAGACGGCGGTTTCCAAGATGCCATACGTCGACAGCGCGACCGGACACTGGTTCAAGTGGGACGCCACGGCGGGCGCTTTTGCCGACACGGGCGTTGCCGCGACCGGACCGCAGGGCGAAGTCGGCCCCAAGGGAGATACCGGCGAGCAGGGTCCGAAGGGCGATACCGGCGCAACCGGCCCCAAAGGAGACACGGGCGCAACCGGCGCACAGGGCCCCAAGGGAGAGACCGGCGCAACCGGCGCGACGGGTCCGCAGGGCCCCAAAGGTGAGACCGGCGCGCGCGGCCCGCAGGGGGAGCAGGGTATTCAAGGCGAGACCGGCCCCGCTGGCCCGCAGGGCGCAAAGGGAGACAAGGGCGATGCCTTTACCTATTCCGACTTCACGGCGGCACAGCTTGCCGCGCTGAAAGGCGACAAGGGCGATACCGGCCCCCAAGGAGAGAAAGGTGACACCGGCGCGACCGGACCGACCGGCCCCGAAGGTCCGCGCGGTCCGCAGGGCGAACAGGGCCCGCAGGGGCAGACCGGCCCGCAAGGCGAGCAGGGCCCCGCAGGCCCCAAGGGGGAGACCGGCAGCGGCTTCAAGGTGCTGGGCTACTACAGCGCGCTTTCTGCGCTGGACGCCGCGCAGAAAGCGACCGCAGCGGCGGGCGATGCTTACGGCGTGGGCACGGCAGAGCCCTACGACATCTACATTTTCGACGGTATTACCGGCGAGTTCATCAACAACGGCCCCTTGCAGGGCGCGAAAGGCGACACGGGGCCCACCGGCCCGCAGGGTCCGAAAGGCGATACCGGCGAGACCGGCCCGCAAGGCCCTGCCGGGGCGGATGGTGCCCCGGGCGCAGACGGTGCCGCCGGTAAGGACGGGACAAACGGACGCGACGGCGTGACGTTCACGCCGAGCATGAGCGACGACGGCGACCTGTCGTGGACGAACGACGGCGGCAAGGCGAATCCGCAGACCGTGAACCTCAAGGGCCCGAAGGGCGACACGGGCGCACGGGGGCCTGCCGGTGCTGACGGCGCGAAGGGAGATACCGGACCCGAAGGTCCGCGCGGCCCGCAGGGGGAGCAGGGCCCGCAGGGCAAGACTGGTCCGCAAGGTGAAACCGGCCCGCAAGGCGAGACCGGACCGCGAGGCCCTGCCGGGGCGGATGGTGCGAAGGGTGCGGACGGCGCAAAAGGTGCGACCTTTACACCCGCTATGTCCGCGGAGGGAGACCTGAGCTGGACGAACGACGGCGGGCTTGCGAATCCCGCGACGGTCAACATCAAAGGCCCCAAGGGAGACCAGGGCGAAAAGGGCGAGCAGGGCGAGAAAGGCGAGACCGGTGCGACCGGCCCGCAGGGCCCCGCAGGCCCCGTCAACGTTCCCGCCACCACCAAGCCGATCAAGGGCAATGGCTCGGGCGGGCTTGTTGCCGCCACCCCCGAAACTGACTATGCGTCCCCCGCCATTGCGCGCAAGGTGACGCTGACGGTCGCGGGCTGGAACAGCTCGACCAAGCAGCAGACGGTCGCCTGCGCGGGCGTTCTGGCCGACATCACGAAGCAGGAACTCCGCCCGAACCCCGTTGACACGAGCTATGAATCCGCGTGGAACACCTGCGGCATTCAGGCCGTCGCGCAGGGCACGGACAGCGTGACCTTCCAGTGCAGCGACATCCCGACTACGGCGGTCGAGATTTTCGTCGTCATCCGCGCCGTAAACTACCAGTCGTGAGGTGCGCGGGATGATTTTTAACAGGCCGAGACAGCGGGAGAAGAAGCGGTTGACGTGGTATTTTAACAGTAAGCTTACTGCAGCATCAAAGCAGTTCCATACTAATTTCAGATTGGCGAACAGTAGTCAGTTGTACAATGGCATTACCGTTCAATCCCTCGCTATGATCTACACATCCAGCATGGGAAAAGTCCAAGTGTATATGTTAGGAAAGTGGTCGAGCGAAATCTACCGCACCATCACTTTCGAAGAAGAACCAACCGGCGATCTGCTGGCGTTCCTCGAAGCCAACGCTACGCCGCAGTGACAGAAAGGAGCAACACATGAACACCATCCGAAACGCCCTCAGATATATATATATATATATATATCGGCTGAACCTTGCGAAAGCGGGGTGGGCGTATGATCGTCAACCCCGTGAGGTATGGGAGCGGAAATGCAGCAAAACCCGTAACCGTAACTATGACCGTAAGCGGCAATACAAACTTTTATTATTTCAACCAAGACGGAGAGGTAACCAAGACAAACGACTTTGGGACTGTGCAAATAAATACGATTGCAGGTTCAATGATTGTAACATATGGATACACCCCCAGGGATGTAATAAACGCCACTCGCAAAGAGACAGTAATAAGCGGAGACTGTTATATTTACCTCGTGAACGCCTGACCTCTAAGGAGGTGGCGGCATGATTGTGAATCCGACCACCTTCAAAAGCGGCGGGGAGAAGAGCGAATACCAAGTGGAACTGAGCGGGGCTAACATCAACGTAATCATTAACGGGACAACATATACCAGCGCACAAACAATTACAGTCCCCGCAGGAACGTGGTGTGACGCAAAGTATTTGAGAGCCAATGACGTGAATGCAGCGGTTTCATTTAATGGGGAGACTCCGTTGTTTGAACATGCGTCGTACTCAAACAACTATTCGATAGGTTACAAATTCCCTGTATTCCGGGATTGCAAAATTGTCATGGAGGAACCGAGCGGTTTCGGAAATAGCGACTATATCCGTATTACTACATTCTGATCTCATCACAAAGGAGGCCCAACATGGCAGAATTTATCAAAGTCAACGGTGTCGAGTATCCTGCGACGCTGATCTACAACTACAAGGATAGAAACTGGGACATGCGCGAGACGCAGACGGTGCATCTCACCATGCCATACGCGCAAACGGCGGCGCTGCTGCCCTCGGGTACGCCGTGGAGCAACGTCTTCCGCGAGACGAAGGACGTGCTGGATGCTGACCGCAATCCCACGGGCCAGACCGAGGAGGTCGTGACCGAGGAGGACATGAGCGTGTACAGCCTGAGCGGGGCCATCACCGACCACCGCGACGGCACGGTTACGGTCAAGATGGGAAAGCCCACGGAGACGGAGAACGCCGTCGGCGCGGTGGTCGCCCTCACGGGCGAGGTCGTGACCATGGCGCGCGCCGCAGAGCTGCGCCCGGTCATCGAGCAGGCCAGCGCGTCGCTCTCTGACGGCGAGGCGGCGAAGTCGCCCGAGCTGTTCCCGCGCTGGGCGAATCACATCGGCGAGACCGTCAAGCCCGGCGACCGCCGCAGCGATATGGACGAAAGCGGCGTGCTGCACGTCTACCGCGTCAACAAAGGTCAGGGCCACACCACGCAAGAGAACTGGCCGCCGCACTCCACCCCTGCCGTGTGGACGATCATCAACGTCGACCACGCGGGCACGCAGGATGACCCGATTCCGGCCGCTCGTGGTATGGAGTACACCTATGGTCTTTATTACAAAGACCCCGAGGACACTAAGCTGTACAAGTGTGAGCGTATTGGTGAGCAGTCCGGTAACAAAATCACTCTCCAGTATCTTCCTCACGAGCTGGTAGGACAGTATTTTAAGGAGGCGACGGTATGACGGCGGCGTTGATTTCCGCCGCAGCGGCGGTGGTGGTGGCGCTCATCGAGGCCATCGCCGCCCGCGACCGTCGGCGCGACAAGAAAGAGCGCGAAAAGGCTGCCGAGCAGCAGAAGATGCAGGAGCAGCTGATGCTCAAGCTCATCGAGGGCAGCTGGGCTGCCATTGCGCTGGGCGAGGCGACGGCGAAGGCGATGCAGCGCATTCCGGACGCGCACTGTAACGGGGACATGCACGCCGCACTGGACTACGCCGCCGAAGTGAAGCACAAGCAAAAAGAATTTTTGGCCGAGCGGGGAATTCACTCCATCCTCGATAACGGGGTGGCGGCATGAAAGCGCTGAAAGCCCGCTGGGACAAGATGAAAAAGCGGGACAAGTACATATCCATCGCCATTTTCAGCCTGACGTGGTACACCGTGGCGTCGCTTATCATGACGGCGCTCGGCGTGCCGCCGCCCGACGTGCTGACGGAACGCTGGTTCAAGGCGTGGACGACGGAGCTCGTCGTGGTGGCGGGCATCAAGATTTTCAGAAAGGACGATACGGTTTTATGAATGAATTACTGAACAAAAGAATTGCGAACCTTCTCAGCGTGAAGAGCCTTGTGACGATCGCGCTGACGGCGACCTTCTGCATCCTGACGGTGCGCGGCGCGGTCACGCAGGAGTTTAACACCGTGTACCTCATGGTGATCGCGTTCTACTTCGGCACACAGAACGCGGCGGGCAGCGCGAAGGGAGAGTGAGCGGTGTGAATATCCGCAAATATCCCGCGAACGCGGGGAACGTCGGCGGCACGCGCGCGGCGAGCGGCATCCGCTACATCGTGATCCACTACACCGGCAACGACGGCGACACGGCGATGAACAACGCCAAGTATTACGCGGGCAACGTCGTGAAGACCAGCGCGCACTACTTCGTCGACGAGAAGGAGATCGTACAGAGCGTGGACGACCTGCGTATCGCGTGGGCGGTCGGCGGCAACAAGTATCCGAGCTGCGCGCAGACCGGCGGCGGGACGATGTACGGCAAGTGTAAGAACGCCAACAGCATCAGCATTGAGCTGTGTGACGCGGTCAAGAACGGCGTATACGCGCCGGGCGCGAAGACCGTTGCGCAGGCACTTGAGCTGACGAAAGCTCTGATGAAGAAGTACAACATCCCCGCGAGCAACGTCATCCGCCATTTCGACGTGACGGGCAAGCTCTGCCCAGCGTACTGGGCAGGCAGGGAGAATGCGGGCAAGTGGGAAAGTGAGTTCCACGGCAAGCTGACGGCGCCCGATTACCGCGCGCAGCTTCAGAAGCGCGCGGGGTTGACGGACGGCACAATGGATTACCTCTCGGCGTATCAGTACGGCGACGACTTGATCCGCAAGCTTGCGACGATGAAGTGAAGCACGGGGCGGGAGGGCGCGCAGCTCTCCCGCCCGAAGAGAAAGGAGGGGAGGAAGCATGCCTTCCAACTGGCTATACATCGACACGAATTTTCCGTCGTTCACGCAGAAGGAGAGCGTGAACGACAAGGTCGAAACGATGCAGGACTACCTCTTCATGCTCGTCGAGCAGCTGCGCTACACGCTGCACAACTTAGATCTTTCCAACATGAACAAGACGGCGACGGACGAGTTCGTCAAGCAGATCACCGATCCCATCTACGGCGAGATCAAGGACGCAGAGGGGAACATCACGCAGGTCGCGCTCGTGGCCGAGGGGCTGGCGGCGCGCATCGGCGACGCAGAGGGGAACATCACGCAGCTGCAAGCGACGGCAAAGGGCTTGCAGGCGAGCGTTTCAAACCTCGACGGCGCGATCACAAACATCAAGGCCGACGTGAACGGCATCCGCGCGACGGTGAGCACCAAGATCGACGCGACGCAGGCACAGAGCATCTTCGACCAGAGCGCGACCGGCTTCACGCTGGGCGTGACGAGCGGCGAGAACGGCACGATCTTCAAGCTCGACTACAACGGTGTGCAGGTGGCGAGCACGGGCAGCATTGACCTGTGCGTGGACGCGGTGAACATCTATGGCACGCTGACGGCGACAAAGCTACGCGGCGGAAGCATCAGCGTCGTAGACGATGACGACAACGAATGCGGCACAATACAAACGACTTATGCTTCGTCATCCGACTACAAGCTCGACATCAGTTCCAGCGCAATGGAGCTGTTCGCGGAAGACGGCAGCCTGTTTATCGCCTCTGGGTGGGACCGAAATAACAAGTATCACGCCTCTATTGAGGTAGATGGGAATTCCGAAGAAGTGCAGATCAAGGGAAGCGTCATACCGAATGCGGATGACGTTTACAATCTCGGCAGCCCGAATTTTGTTTGGAGCGCGATTTATTGCAGCACGAACGAGCTGAACGGGTCCGACCGAAACATCAAGAACAGCATCGAGGCGCTGCCGGAGAAGTACGTGCGCATGTTCGACCTCGTGGAGCCAAGGCGCTACAGGCTGAACAGCGGCACGAGCGGACGCTTCCACACGGGATTCATCGCGCAGGAGGTAAAGGCGGCAATGCAGAAATGCGGGATCACGTCGCAGGAGTTCGCGGGCTGGGCGGCGGCCAAGCGCAAGGACGGCAGCGAGACCTATTTTCTGCGGTACAGCGAATTTATCCCAATTTTGTGGGCGAAGGTGCGCGAGCAGGAAGAACGGCTGAAACGATTGGAGGAATCAGCATGAATGAGAAGATCAAGCAGGAAGCGGCGCTGGCGATGAAGTTCATCAGCAGACTGAACGTCAACGGTGATGCCGTCGATGTGGTGGCGGCGGTGCGGCAGTCGCTTCGCAATATTGCGATGATCTGCGATGCGGCAGAAGCCCCGGCGGGCGAAAAAGGCGATACGCCGGACGAAGCAAGAGGAGCGGTGAAAGATGAGACTGCCTGAGGTCCCGTATGCCGACGGCATCGGCAAGCGCGGGCAGCTGCAATTCTACGGCCTCGACCACAACCTGGGTGCAGGGGACGGCGGGCTGTGGGACATGCAAAACCTGACGAGCGACTATTATCCTGTGCTTTCGACGCGCGCAAAGCGCAAAATTTACAAGAATCTTGTCAATCCGGGCGGGCTTTTCGCGTGGGACGCGCTCGCGTGGGTGGAGGGCACGGCCTTCTACTACGGCGGCGCGAAAAAAGGCGACGTGACGGCGGCCGAGAAGCGCTTCGCCGCCATCGGGGCCTATATCATCATCCTGCCGGACAAGAAGTACTACAACACGGTGTCGGGCGAGTTCGGCAGCCTTGAGAGCACGTGGAGCGGCAATAGCCTGACGTTTACGAACGGGAAGCTCTTCGGAGAGGCGGCGGAAGCAAACACGATCCGCTGCGCGAATGTCAGGTGGGCGAACTACTTCAAGCCCGGCGACGCGGTGACGATCTCCGGCTGCACGAAGCACGCGGAGAACAACAAGACGCCGGTGATCCGCGAGATCGACGGCGACAAGATGTACTTCTATGAAAACGTCTTCAAGCTGGATGGTGACAACGGCACGACAGAGTACACGGAGACGGGAAACTTGACGGTTCGGCGCACGGTGCCGGACTTAGAATACCTGTGTGAGAACGAAAACCGGCTGTGGGGCTGCGACGGGCGCACGATCTACGCAAGCAAGCTCGGCGATCCCTTCAACTGGAACGTGTTCGAGGGCCTTGAGACCGACAGCTACGCCGTGGACACGGGCAGCGCGGGCGACTTCACGGGGTGTGTGAGCTTCCTCGGCTATCCGGTGTTCTTCAAGGAGGACCACATCTACAAGGTGTACGGCAGCATTCCGTCCAACTTTGAGGTGATGGGCTCGGCCACGCTGGGCGTTGCCAAGGGCTGCGGCGGGAGCCTCGCCATCGCGGGCGAGCGGCTGCTGTACCTCTCGTCCTCGGGCGTGATGATCTACTCCGGCGGCATCCCGCAAAGCCTGCACGACGCCTTCGGCATGACGAGGCTGCGGAACGGACGCGCGGGGAGCGACGGCCTCAAATACTACCTGAGCGCGCAGGACGAGGCGGGGGACTGGAAGCTCTGCGTCTACGACACGCGCAAGGGCATGTGGCACATCGAGGACAAGACGCACGCGACGCACTTCTGCCGTTATCAGGGGAACACCTATTTCCTGACGGCGGAGGGCGAGATCACGCTGACGGGCAACATCCTCGACGCGCCGGATGGCTGCACGGACGAGGAAGACTTCACGTGGTTCGCCGAGACAGGCGACTTCACGGAAAAGGGCTCGAGCCAAAGTACGAGCTACGACGGCGTGAAGAAGAGCATCGCCAAGCTGTGGGTGCGCATCGAGGTCGCGGCGGGGGCCGAAGCAAAGGTGCTGATGCAGTTTGATTCCGACGGGAAGTGGGTGCAGGCCGGGCAAACGCTGAAACCGGAACGAAAGCGCAGCTATTACCTGCCCATCGTGCCGCGGCGCGCAGACCATTACCGCATCCGCATTGAAGGCAAGGGCGAGTGCCGCGTCTATTCGATGAACCGCGAGTATTACGCGGGCAGCGAGCTCAAGAGCACGCGCGGACCACAGTAAAAATTCAAGCAGAGAGGAGAAGAAAATGGCGTATACATACGATGACTTTCAAAAGGCGGCGAGCGGCAGCAATGTGAATTTTTCACAGTACGATCTCGACCTTGCGAAAAAGTACCCTGAGTTCGGCATGAGCGTGCTCGACCTCAAGAAGCAGTACGCGGGCGCGACGACGGCGGAGCAGCGCGCACTCATCAACGCCAAGGCAAACCAGCTGCGCAGCAGCTACGGCAACTACACTGCCGGTGCGAATGGCAGCCAGTACGTGAGCGACGGCAAGTACGCCCAAGGCATCGACGACACGCTCGATAAGATCGGGTCGTTCGGCTCGTTCAGCTACAAGGACGCGCCGACCTACGAGAACCGCTACCAGCAGAAGCAGCAGGAGCTTTTGGACGCGGCGCTCAATCGCGATCCGTTCTCGTGGAGCAAGGAGACGGATCCGCAGTATGGCAGCTACAAAAAGACGTATCTGCGCGAGGGGGAGAGGGCGACGGCGAACGCGCTGGCGCAGGCGAGCGCCGCGAGCGGAGGGCGGCCGAGCTCTTACGCCGTGAACGCGGCGACGCAGGCGGGCGACTACTACGCGACGAAGCTCTCTGACGTGATCCCGACGCTCTATCAGCAGGCATACGAGCGGTATCTCAAGGACTACCAGATGAAGCTGAGCGACCTGAACGCGGTGAACCAGCAGGAGCAGCTGGACTACGCAAAGTATCTCGACCAGCTGGGGCAGTTCAACACGGACCGCAATTTCGACTACAACAACTATCTCGGCGAGTACGGCCGCTTGCAGGACTACCTCGGCAATTTGCAGGGGCAGGACAACACGGAGTACAACCGCTATCTCGGTGTGCTGGACGAGATCAGGGAAAAGCAGCAGCAGGAGCAGGAGCTCAGCCGATCGCAGATCGACGCGATGCTGCAAGCAGGCGCGTCGCCGAGCGCGGGGCTCATCGGCAAGAGCGGGTACGAGGGCGAGTACGTCAAGGCGCTCGAGAACTACTACAAGCAGCAGGCGGCGCAGGCCGCCGCGAAGACGAGCGGCGGAAGCGGCGGGACCACGAGGCGGTCCGGCGGGACGAGCGGCGGGAACGACGAGGTCACGATGAAGCTCAGCACGGCAAAGGATATGGCGAAGCAAGGATTTTTCAGCCCGGAAGTGCGCCAGGCATTCTATAATGCCGGGTACAATGACCAGTATCTTGAAAAGGCATACGGCTATAACCCGAACCATGCGTGGATGTACGACGGCGGATACAATTCGAGCTACTTCAATGCGGCAATGAGCAGTTTGCGCACAATGCTCGAGCAGGGCAAGACAGATAACGCCATCGGCGGAATTCAATCCTTCTGGGACAAGCTAAGCAATGAGCAGAAGCAGAAGGTCAGGGCGCTCGTCGAGAGCTACGGAGGAAGCATCAGTGGTTAAGGTAACATTCAACAATAAACCGGCGCAGGGGAAAACTGCGCCGGTTTCCCCTAACAAGAAGACCGGCGGAGGCGTCAGCATTGCGTTTCCGAACGGCATAAAAAAACAGGGCTTCATTCAGACAACGCCATATCAAAAGGCATTGGACGAGGCAATTTTGAGAGCATCGGCGGCGGATCGCCGCGCGTCGAGCCCGATGTTCCGCCAGCAGGAGAATGTCGTGACGCCGGACGTACAGAGCGCCATCATGCAAGGGCTGATGCAGGATGCCTTACAGCAGCAGAGCGCGAAGAAGTACCAGAGCCCAGAGGCAATGAAAAAGGCCGCAGAAGAGCCGAAAAAACAGACGCTCGGCGAGCGTGTCGGCAATACGCTCAAGGGCGCGGCGAAGACCTACGGCGCGGGGCTTGCGAACATTGCGGGCGAGCGGCAGATCGGCGCGAACATGCAGCAGCGCGCGGACATGGAGAAAGAAATCGCCTTGTGGGACCAGGACATCGCCGCACAGAAAAGCGTTTTGTCCGATCCGAGTGCAACGGAAAGCGAGCGCGAGACTGCACGCACCGTCATCGAGACGCTGGAAGCCAGAAAGGCAGCATACCGGCAAGCGTATAACGAGGGCGGCGTTGCAGATCAGGCTGCAAATGAAATTTATAAGGCGGCCGACAAAATGGCCGACAGCGGCGCGAGGAACATCGAAAAGGCGAAAAGCGGGCTCGGCAAGGTCGGACAGCTCGCCGTCGATGCGGGTGTCGCGGGCGCGCAGATGGGCGCGGATGCTGCGGCGAGCGCCCTGACAGGCGGGGTCGCGCTTATCCCGATGTTCATTCGCGGCGCGGGCAGTAGCGCGCAAGAGGCGCGCCGACAGGGCGCGACGCACGAGCAGCAGGTCCGATACGGCACATTAAGCGGCGCGCTGAGCGTGGCGACGGAGAAAATCGGCAATGCGGCGACGCCGTTCAAGAAGATGTTCGGCAAGGGCTTCTTGGATAACGTCATTGAACGAAGCGTGAAGGGGCTGAACAACAGCGCGGCGGGAAAGCTCGTACTGTCATTCCTTGAAGAAGGCGGCGAAGAGGTCCTTGAGGACCTTGTACAGCCTGCCTTGCAGACGATCTATAACGGAAGGACGGTTGGCGGGAGCTATAGCGAGCTGGAAGCGGCGGAAGTGCTGAACGACTTCCTTGTCGGAGGCATTCTCGGCGGGCTGGGCGGCGGCGTGGACGCCATCAGGAACCGCGGTTACTACGACAGCCACACGGAGATGCCAAAGATTGAGGGCACCAAACCGAACACCACAGCGGCACGGGAGAAGACGGCAATGCCGGAAACGACCGCGCCGACGGCGCAGCGGCCGGCCGAGCAGCAGGCGCAGCAGAACACCACGCAAGAGCCCGCGCCAACCGCCCGGCAGCAGAACACCATGCCCGCACAGCCTGCGGTGACGCCTGAGAGCGCGCGGGGCATGGGCGAGGGTAATTTGACGCCCACACAGCCGAACGCCGCACAGGGCGCAGCAGAGGGCAAAGCGGACGCCCTGGACGCGGGCAAGCGCGTGAATCTTCTTGAGTACAGCAACGAGCAGAACGCGCAGAAGGTTGAAGACGGACTGAAGGACGGCACACTGGCCGTGGACGCGAAAGAGAATATCTATCGCGTGAATGAGGATCAGCACATCGACCGGCGCGACAGCGCGAGCGTGGGCGAGCGGAGCGTGAACGCCTTCCAGTTCGACCACCCCGAGCTGCACAGCTATTACGCGGACGCGGCGGCGGTCTTGCAGGAAGAAATGAGCTTCGCCCAGAAGGGCGGCGAGCTCATCCGCCGGACGAGCCGCGAGGCGGGCGACGACGAATACATCCGCACCAAGCGCGGCGTGAGCGAGCGCATCGCGCGGCTGCTGGATGACGAGGGCGTGCGCTACGACGACATCGACCGCTCGCTTAGTGCGATCATCCACAACCACGGGCAGGAAAACTTTGCGGCGGCGAAGCGCGTGGAGCTGCTGCTGGACGACATGCTGACAAACGGCTATACGGATATCCACGGGCAGCACATTGCACCGAACGAAGAATACATTGCAGCAAAGAAAGCCATCCCCGGCGCGGACATGAGCGAGCGGACGCACGAAGAGCTCCCGATCTATGGCATGCCGGAGGGGCAGAACGGAGGAATTGACAATGCAGGACAAGAAACACGGAACGATGCCGCGGGGGCTGAGCTTGCCGACGCCGGAGAAAGAGGCGGCGTATCTGAGCGAAGCGGACGACGGGACGCTGGTGCGCGTACCGGAGAGCAAAGCGGACGCCTGGGCCGCGGCGGATCACAGCGCGCCGCTGAACAAAGCGGAGCAGCGATTGAAAGACAGAATCTTGCAAGAAATTTACGGCTCGAACCGGTAAGCTCCGCCGAGTTGGGCGTTCGCGCCGGAACCGACACCAAGAGCGTAACGGTGCTGCCGGAGAGCGCGTGGGACGCGAGATTGCAGGAAACGGCGCAGCGCATTCAGTACGAGACCAGCAAGACGCCGGTGTTCGTGCTCGGCTCGATCCCCGTGCGCGGGAGCGATCGCGTGATGCGCGTGCGAGGCGTGTGGGCGGGCGGACAGATCATCGTACAGGCCGACCACATGAGCGTGAGCCCCGAGCAGATCGCAAGCCACGAAATTTTCCACGAGTACGCGGACCAGAATCCGGGGCTTATTCAGGCGGTGGAGCGGTCGATCCGCGAAAAATTCGGCGACAAAGAGTTTGACGGCATTGTCGAATCGTATATTCGCAACCTGCGCGGCATCATCGACATTGACGAGAACGCGGCGGACTACGAAGTAGAGCAAGCGCTGCTGGATGTTAAGAACGAAATTCTTGCCGACGCTTACGCCGATATCAACGCCTTCGGCGAAAAGGCCGGAAAGTATCAGGAGGACGTGCAGCAGACGCTTGAGGAGCGCGGCATCGTGGACACGGGCCGCGAGACCGTGGCGGCGACGGAACACAGGACGGGGCCGCCCGAGCGCTTCGAGTACATCGGCGGCGAGGTCGACAGCAAGACCGTACACGACGGCATCCAGGCCGTGGCCGAGATGGAGCCGGTCGCCGAAGTCAGCGGCGAGGAATTCAAAAAGGGTGAAAAGGACCTTATCACGCAGGTCACGGAGTTTTTTGACGGGCTGGGCAACGAGGTCTACAATCCGCAGCTCGGCGACGTAATGCTGACGCGCCGCGGTGCAAAGAGCGACATCGCCCACGGAATCGGTAGAAAAAAAGCCGCTGCTTTCGCAGCGGTTCCGGATATCTTAAAAAACGGTCGCGTGATCGACTATCAAGTGGACTGGAAAGGGCGCAATTATGACACGGCGGTCGTCGCCGCGCCGATCACCATTGCAGGCGAGCCGTATATGGCGGGCGTGGTGCTGACGCGCACGGACAGCGAGAACCGCTTCTACGTGCACGAGGTCTTAACGGAAAAAGGAACAGCGCCGTTCAAGACCGGAGAATCGCCCGCAAGGGGCGTCGATACCGGCGGCGATGTTCCTTCTGTGTTCAGTTTACTGGACCAGGTGCGCAATGTCAAGAGAAATGCGGCGGAAACCGTCGACAGCGGCGAAGAAAACAAGGCATCGGCGCCGCTCCGCAATGTCGGCATTGAAACTGCCGAGCCGGTGGCACGCGCCGATGGCCTTGCAGACGCGAGCGTATCACAGAGCGAGAGCAATGTCAAGGCGGAGGCGCCAAGTGAGGAAATTAAAAAAGCGGGAGACCTTTCGGACGGAATTGGCTACGAGGCCGAGCGCCCGAAAGACTACCGCTCAAGCGATACTGTATCAGGCGGCGGTGAGAATGTCAAGTCATTGACGCTGGGCGACGAGATCCGGCGGCAAATCATGGGCGAAGAGCCGGAGAAGCAGAGGTACAGCGCAGAGAGCGATGAATTTTACGAACAGCTTGACGAGGAGCTCGCTGACCGCGCGGCGGAACAGGATCGCGAAGAAGCCAGAAAAGCGGGGCGTGAAAAGGGTAACGCCGCTTACAGCAAGCCGATGATTGCCAAGAAGGAGTTGCAAAAAGCGGTGCTGAACATCTTCTCCGTGCCGGTACAGGAAAGAGACAAGCTGCGGACGATCGTCGACCAGTACGCCGACAGTGTCATCAAAAACGGACGGCTATCCAACCGAGAGCGTAACGCCTTCTTCGATAAAATGTACGAAGCCGGTGTTGTCAAAACGACAGCAGATGAAACGATGCAAGCGGCGGGGCAGTATGTGGCGCACAAAAAAATATACGTCCCGGCGGAGGTCAAGGCGCTTTTCGGCCAGGAGTGGAACAGTTTCCGCAAAAGAGCGTATGCGGCGGATATCTACCTGACGAACAACCAGAATGCTATCGACGTGGACGCACTCAATGTCGAATTGTCTGAACAGCTTCCGACGATCTTCAACGAGAACGAGACCGACAGCAAGCAAGTCCTTGAGCGCATCGTGCAGCTGGCCGAGGAGGGGCAGGCCGAGCGCGTGAGCCTGAGCGATTATATCGCCGAGGTCGCGGGCAAGAACCCTGCCTACGCAGACCGCCTCGTCGACGGACTTGAGAGCAAAATGGACCAGGCGTTAAAAACATTCGCCGAAAAGGCGGGGCTCGAAACAAAACTGCGCAGCCAAAATTTGCGACAGCAACTCGCCGAGCGAGATCGCCGCATCGAAATGACGCAGAAGAAGCGTAAAAACCGCGAACTGCGCGAGATGCAGCAGAAGACACTCAAACAACTGCAATGGCTGAGCAAAAACCGCAACCGCGCGCCGGAGGCGCTGAAAGAGAGATGGGACGACGTGCTCGGCGACATCGACATCTACGCTGCCAGCGCGGCGGACGAAATGCACTGGAGCAAGAGACATGAGGCGACATGGGGCGATCTGCGCGACATGTACCTGAAAGCGCAGGAGGAAGACCCGAATTTCCTGCCGAGCAAGGAGTTACAGCAGATCGTCGACAGGCTCAACAAGGACAAGATCGCCGACATGGACATCGACGCCCTCACCGACCTCTACAAGGCAGCGGTCGGCCTGCGGACGGAATTCTATAACCGAAATAACGTGCTGAACGATGACATGGGGCGCATGTTTCAGGAGGTCTACACAGACGCGACGCGGGAGCTGCGCAGTGCGCCGAAGGGCAAAAAGGACAAGAGCAAGCCTGGGGAGCTCTTCGACGAGCTCATCAACGACCAACAGCTGAGCCCGATGAACGTCTTACAGCGCATGGGCGGCTGGAATCCGAACGGCGCGTTCTACTCCATGGCGAAGCAGCTGGAAAGCGGCGAGCGCGACGTTCGCGACTACACTGTAAAGGCGAACCGCCTGTTAGAAAACTTCCTGAATGAACATCAGGACTGGGTGAAAAAAGCGGACGGTCAAGGTAAAGATGCTGTCTGGTACGAGCTGGAATTGCCAGAGCTTGTGGAGCTGCGCATGGGAGACAAGCCGATCTTCGGTGAGACGGTGAAAGTCTACATGACGCCCGCGCAGAAGGTGCACCTGTATCTTGAAAGTAAGAACTACGCAAATTTGCAGCACATGACGGGCGGCAGAACGTTTGTTGACAAGGAGCTGTACAGCAAGGGCAAGCGCGCCGAGGCGCTGGCGGGCGGGAAGACGGTCAAGCTCGCACCGGAGACGGTGAAGAAGATCGTGAGCGACCTGACGCCGGAGGAAGCGGAGCTCGCGAAGATCCTCGGGAATTACTACAACGACTTTGCGCCGAAGGCGATCAACAAGGTATCGAACACACTGCTCGGCTACGACAAGGCCATCACAAAGGACTACGCGCCGATCTTCTCAAATCAGAATTACACGAAGAGCGAATTCGGCAAGTTTGACGTGACGGCGGAAGGCGTCGGCCACTTGAAACCGCGCGAATACTCCAAGAATCCGAGCTACAACATCAGCGCCTTCGATGCCTTTGAGCGGCACGTCGACCAGACGGCGCGCTATACCGGCATGGCGATCCCGACGCGCAACATGAACACGCTGATGAACTGGGGCGGGATCGACAGCAGTATGAGAGACACCATCGCCCACGAGTGGGGCGATGCGGCGAACGAGTACATCACGGACCTTGTGACGGACATGCAGGGCGGCAAGGCCGAGAAAAAGGCCTGGACGGACAAGCTGACAGACAAGGCGTTCAGCAATTACATTTCCGCCGTATTCGGCTTCAATCCGAGCATCGTGCTCAAGCAGCTGGGCAGTATTCCGATGGGCAGCGCGTACCTCGGCGCAAAGAATTTCCCGTCGATCAAGCAGGTCCGCAGCATCGATACAGACCTCATCAGCAAGTACACGCAAGAACTGCAATGGCGCACGATGGGCTATTCGATGCCGGAGACCAAGCAGCTAAAGGACAATCCCAACTGGACCGAGACGAACAGATTTACGAACTTCGCATTCGGCGGCGGCGCAATCACCGCCATGGATGGCTGGGCCGCGTCCGTACTGTGGCCGCAGGCCGAGAACAAGGTGCGCCGCGAGCACCCAAACCTGGAAGTCGGAACGAAAGAGCAAATCGACACCGGCGAAAGCCCGTTCTATCAGGAGGTCGCCAGGGAATTTAACGACGCCGTGGCGCGCAGTCAGTCTACCTCTGACATCATCCACCAGGGCACGCTGCGCAGGAGCAAGAGCGCCATCGCGAGAGCCTTCACGCTGTTCAAGTCCGATTCGTCGCAGACGTACAACGCCATCCGGCAGAAATACGGCGAGCTGCAATTCTACAAGAACAGCGGCGCGAACGAGGAGACGGTCAAGAAGGCAAAGAAGAGCCTCGGCGAAGCTGTGACAGCGGCAATCGTCAACGCCGTGTGGAGCCAGACGGTGACGTTTATGATCGCGGCGCTGAAAAACGGCGCAAAGCGCTACCGCGACGATGATGACGAGCTGACGGTCGAAAGCGTACTCAAGAAGTACGGCACGGGCCTTGTCGGGGACCTTGCGGGCGTGATGGCAGGCGGCGAGGAGCTGGCTGACATCTTCGGCAATATGCTCTCCGGCGATCAATGGTACCGCATCGAGACGCCGGGGCTTGAGCAGCTGGACGATTTGATTGAGGGAATCATAAAACGCGGCGGGTCGCTCAAAAAACATGGCGACGAGATGATCAACATCCTGAAAAACGGCGGAGACCTCGGTGAATACATGCGCCGTGAAGGGAATGACCTTGTCGGCTGGCTCAAGGACGTTGCGAAGGATATCGCGACATACGGCTACGGCATCCCGGCGAATAATGTGGAAGCGTACCTGCTGGGCATTGTGCGGTCAATCTCACCGGAGGCGGCGGCCGCCTACGAGGACGCGGCGGCGCGCGTGGAGAAAAGCGACCTGTCACACACGCACGGGCGCACGCTCAAGGCGAAGACGCGCGACCTGCTGAAAGACCGGACTGGCAGCGGCAAAAGGGCGACGGCGGACGCTGTGGCGAGCCTGCACGACGACGGCTATACCGGCGCGCTGCCGAGCGCAACGCCGAACTCAGTGACGATCGACGGCGAGACACATAAGCTGAGCGCCTATCAGACGCAGGTATATGAGAAAGCGTGGCGCAAGGCCGTCGGTGGGGCACTGGACGAAATGGTGACGCTGAACGCCTTCCGCAACGCCAGAAAAGAGACGCGGGAGAAGATGCTGAAAAACCTATACGCTTACGCCGGAGACGTAGCAAAGGCGGCGACATTCCGCGAGTACGAGCCGAAGAAGTCCACGCAGCAGATCAGCGAATCGGCAAAGCACGGACTGACCGTCGCAGTGCAGATCGTGAGCGAGCTTGCGGACGAGGACGCGCCGAAGGGCCTGAGCCTGCCGACGCCATGAAGGAAAGAACAGAGAAGGGCGGGGCCGTGAGGCCTCGCCCTTTTGTCCGAAAACGGCTACAACTGGCCGTAACTGGCCGTAACTGGCCGTAACTGGCAACAACTGGCAAAAGAAATGTTCGCAAAATGTTGACTTTTTGAAACAATCGCATATAATAACAGTACAGAGTGGGACCCACGGGCGACGCTCTGCTGACAAGAACAATACCCGGTCGCCAGTTCTTGCCGCCCCTAAAGAGGAAAACCTCTGCCTTAAGTGAGGAGCTAAAAAAGAGGAGAACCCCTACCTTGAGTGGGGAGCCAAAAAAGAGGAGAGCCTCTGCCTTAAGTGAGGAGCTAAAAAGCGGGTCAACGCAAGTTGCCCCGCTTTTTTACAGAAAGAGATTGCCATGGAAAAGCTGAGAATATATAGAATCAGAGACGGATTTATCGAATTTCTGCACGAAAAGGACCACCGCGTGCAGTTTAATAAAAGGGAACGCCGCCCCTACATCGGCGTTGTTCTGGAAATCAACGGGCACAAATACTTCGTCCCGATGGAATCGCCGAAGCCGAACCACGAAAAGCTGAAAAGCAATGTACATATTATGCGCATTGACGGCGGGAAATATGGCATTCTCGGATTCAACAATATGGTTCCGGCGAAAGATTTTTTCCTCGTCCCGTTCGATATCGAAAAAGAGCCAGACGAGCGCTACAAGAACCTGCTGCGGAATCAACTGGAATTCTGCAACGACCACAAAGAGGACGTATACCGGCACGCGAGAAAGACATACGACGGCGCAACAGGCGGGCGCAATCCATTTCTCACAAGAGTGTGCTGCGACTTCAAATTGCTCGAACGGGAATATGTAAAATATTACTTCAAGACAACGGAACAGTAAAGGGCGGGGCCGTGAGGCCTCGCCCTTTTGCTCTCTATTGGTTTATTTGTAGTAGGGGAGAAATACCGGCGCGTATGTATTGCCGCTTTCGTCTATAAATAGCGGTGCCGCCCACCTCTCGCTTGATTCGTAATAAGGAATCAACTCTTCAGGCACAAAAAATCTTAAATCGGAATTTACATAAACGGTGCCTTTCATAGAATAGCACGGGACAACAGCGTCAGAAGGAATGCATATTGATCGAACATCGACCATGCCTTCGGGGAAATGAATACTTCCAATATCGGCAGGGAGAACAAAGTTTTTGGCAGGAATATCAAGGTTCCTAAACCAGAATTCCAGAGGAGGATAATCCTCAAGGCACACCTCGGAAAAATCCATATAGTCAAAGAAAAGGGGAGAGACGGCACGTATAGGGCTGCCCCCAATAAGACAAAGGCTACGAAAGACAATCTTTTCTGCATGTTCGGGATAGTGTTCCGATGCATCGAACAAAGCCTTGCGGAAGGCGTTGTTTGAATAGCTTGCGTCTTTCGTGAATTCGATTTCGACGCAGCCGGAGGAATTGACGCTGGGGCTCACGTAGCGGAAATAACCGCCCGGGCAGTCTTTTATGCGGTACAGCCGGAAAATTCTGCCATAAGTAGGGCTGCTATCATCCCATACACTCCGAAACAGCATTAGCAACAAGGCGTAGAAAGCGATGACAACGATACCGTTGACGATTTGGGGCAGGTCAATATCAAGAAAAGCGCAGGTTATCCCCCAAGCGAAAGGGACGCCCTCTAAAGCGGAAAAGAAAAAAATGTACGGAGAAAAACGTTTGCGGCGGAAAAAGACGCTTACAGCCATTAAGATAAACGGGAGCACACCGGCGAATACCATCGCCGAGATAAAAAGACAATACGATGAGCTGCGGTCAGAAGATTTGTTCGACTTCGCGGAAACGGCCTCGCTCGATGAGATGCTGCTTGCACTGGAATCGTACGGGCATACGCCATTTGTGTGCTGATGAGCAGGATAGCCGTGGTGGTAATGATACTCGCTGCCGTCATAATGCCCGCCGTTCGCGTCCGTGCCACCGGGGTGAGCCAGGGCCGAAACAGGCAGGATGAAAAGTAGGATCAAGGCGAGAAGTGGAAACAGACACTTTCTTTTCATACGAAGCACAAATATCCCTCTTTCCTTTTTATTTCGGCGGGAGTATAGGGACACCATATAGGAATTTTTGCGGTTTGTCAAATTTGGCATAAAGAAAGCGCCTCGCAACAAGGCGCTTTCTTTATGGATAAATGAGATATCGGCCTACAGATCGGAAAAGCTGAGGTTTGTCAAATCGCCGGTCATGCAGTATAATGAATAGGCATCTGACGCGAAGAGGAAGAAATTGATACTAACGGCCTAAAACTGTGTATTATGACAGGTTAAGAAAAGGCCAAAAAACAGAAAAAACACACGCATTGCAACGGAGTATGTGAGAATTCCGGTATAGCTGGGCAATGAAGTTTATGTAAGAATTAAGAAACAATCGCTGTTTTTGTTTGAAAACGGCTGATACAATGACCAACATGAGGTGAGAAAATGTACAACATTCTGATTTGTGACGACG